TGTAGGTCCATCACCATAGACACGTCTAATCCCGTCATAAATACGGTGTTCGACTGCCTTGATGTATGACCCGAGTTCGAGGTTATAGGCGGGATCGCGCGGTTGTATGCAACGCGGGGCCTTCTCCGGATTAACCAATTCCATCTTGACGAACGCTATGCTCATAGCGTCTCGTCGAGATAGTCCGACCTGAGTCAACTTCTTTAAAGCGTTACCGTAAATCGTCCTCCTACGACCAGTGTACGTCTCAACAGTTTCCTGCAAGGTAAACCTGGTGGTGCGGGTGGATTTTTCCAATAGGGAACGCTTAAAATTAGCGACTCTACCGGCAAACAGATCCGTGTTTACCGGTGGTGGAGCTACAAAATCGTTTCCGATTTTACAGTAGTACATGCGTGTAAGTAACGCACACTCCAATGTACCGATGTCAGCATTATTTACCCCTAGATCCAGGTTGGGTGACAACTCCGTAATGGAGAACAACCTGCGGGGCTTGGCTGGGTCCTTAGCATGTTTGGTGACGGTTAGCCTGGGGTCACTTAAACTAGTAGTTTGTGACACCCCCTCCACCATGCCAAGGCCCCCTCATTCCTGAGACCGCAACCGCGAAACACGGCTGCGAGACAGGCGAGGAAAATGGCTGTTGAACAAACGAGTCCACGCACCTTTCGGTTGTGCATTTCGCAACTCGTCTTCCAACACACTTTGGGTGTTACTGGCCAATGCTCTAGCTGCCATCAGGTCATGATCGTCCGGTACGAACACTCCTGCGACAATCTGTTCAATGACAACTCTCAAGTGGGTAGGCCGGATGCCATGTTGTGTAGCGTTATTAAACGCCATACGACGGACGGCCAGCTTGTTTGCCTCAGTGGGTTTCGGACAACCAAGACGATTCTTGATCTCAGACACACTTGCGGCAACATACTTCCCCTTACTCGAGTGGGGCAGCCTACGGTGATGTTTAACCTCCACCACATCCTGACATACCCTGTACACTGAACTCGGCTTAGATAAACCAGAATTCACCACTTCTTCAGCGTCCAACACCTCCTCCGCAGTAGCGGTGGCAATGTCAGCAACCAAACCTGTCGTCACTTGGACGACGTCATTGCACTGTGAATGCAAAGCTACCCCAGTTTTTGAGCTGGGGGATTCAACGACACACTCGTTGACTTGGGTTATTTCACCCACATCACGGACTTCACGGGCTGATAACAACATGTTATCAACTACCGCGATCCGGTCTGGACGACCGGTGAGGTGTGATACAATAGGGTCGTGTGTGTACCCCACGCATTCAACTGCCATACAATCTGGGTTTTCACGAACCTCAATGATGTATGCTATCACATCCTCCTCATCCACATTTCCGCAGCAAATCCACTTCTCGCAAAAGTCATAAAAGCGTTCCATAGCTGTAACTAGTGGTGCTGCGCGTGAGCACAATCTCGG